AGTTCGATGTAGCACATCCAATGACACAACGACTTATGTTATTGCCCGATGGTATGCTATCTAAGATGTTAGTAGAAACATTCATTGGTATTATTGAACAAGAAGGTTTCTTTGACAAAGTTAATGAAGGCAATACATATGCAACACTTAAGTTTGCAAAGGATGTAGACAATGACAATAGCAACTAAGCACAAGTCAGCATGGGTAAGAGGTGGCACTGCAGTTGAGGCTACCTCTGCCCGTGATGCAGCAACACAAGCAGGACTTAACTGGACTGTACGCACAGCACCATTACTAGCAGAGGCAACGCCTTTAACTATGGACACTGATGGTGTAACACCAGCCACATACATAAATGTACCTAAGAAGCAAGCCATTATTCGTGAGGATAACAACACAGTTATCGGTGTAGTAGGTGGCAAGTACAAGATGGTGCAAAACATGGAAGTATTTAATGCATTAGATACACTAGTAGACTCAGGTGATGCACGATACACTGCAGCAGGTGAGTTCAATGGTGGCTCTAATATCTGGATGATGCTTGAACTACCGCAAGGTATCAACGTAGCCAATGACCCACATGCTGCATTCTTATTAGTTAAGACATCACATGATGGCTCATCATCAGTAGTAATCAAGCCAGTCATTGAACGTTTGTTTTGTCAGAACCAAGTCAACGGCTTGATTAGTAAGGGATATGCCAGAGGAACTAAAGGTTACAATGAATACACATATCGCATGACACATACAACTAACCAAGAACTATCTGTCAATGACATACGCAACATTACTAACCTAACATACACAGCCATACAAGACTATGAGTTAATAGCAAATGGATTGTTAGGTCGTAAGATGACACGTGAACAAACAGTCAACTTCTTCAAGGCAGTATGGCCTCTACCTACCACAGTAGAAGACAAGCCATATGACTTACTCACCAGAGGTGAGCGCAAGCAACAGACTATAGCGGTAGATGCACGTGCTAGTGCATGGGCTATCTACTCAGAGTCAGAGACACAGGAGAACATCAGAGGCACAGCCTTCGGTGCATGGCATGCAGTAGTAGAACATGCTGACCACTATGCAACGGGTGGCGCGTCTCGCCTTGCCGCCGCCACCCTCAGTGGTCGCAATGATAGAGTAAAGACTAAGGCTTTGTCTTTACTTACAGTATAGGATTCCGTATGCATACTGCTTAGGCAGCGATAGCGCGGATAGGCGAAGAACCAGCAGTTGCCTCGGCAACATGAGTAAGTAGCCAACACCTGAGCATGTGTATAAACTGCTCACCAAACAACGAGAGGAAAACAAATGGATACAATCACAATTGAATCAACACAAGAGGGTGTACCTAACATCTCTTATACATCAGCCGAAGTGCTACGCTTTATAGAGAAGGCGAAAGACTATGACAACGCAAACCTCAACCTTACCACCGCATACAAAGACATCCGTAGTATTAAGGAAAAAGTCCGTGACTTTTTCAGTGAAGTTGAATGGGAAGGTGGTGAGCAAACAGTCAGTAAATCTGATGTCAATGAATTACTTGAATCAATCGGCTCACATAAACTTACATCAAGATATGGTGGTACATTCACAATCACGGGTACCTTCCAACTAGAAGCAGAAGATGAAGATGAAGCAAATAATAAGTTTGTAGAAAATGTTGAAGTTAACTTCTACGATGGTGACATAACAATAGATGACACTACAACTGACGATGTTTCGGAAGACTACTAGACTTGGCGCGTCGCGCTACTAACATCAAGCATAGACCGTCATCTATGCTATGATGAGCAGGTTAGGGGTGGCAGGGTTTCGGCTCTCTCCTTGTTCCTGCCCCCTTAACTTCTTAACAAAGGAGAAGCATGGCTGAAGTAGAAATAACTAGAGATAGATACGGCAGACCTATGGTAGTGCCACCCAAGGGTGGCAAGCCAGTAGCATACACACGTACTACTACAGTTGCGGGTTCATTAGATGATGGCACTGCACTAGTAGCATGGAAGTTACGCATGGCAGCAGCAGGTTTAACCCTGCGTCCCGACTTATTGTTGGCTGCAAGTGCAGCCAGAGAGAACAAGTTAGAGATGGACAAACTAGTAGAAGATGCCATGACAGCAGCAGGTGCAACAGCACAGGCTACTATAGGCACAGCCATACATACACTGACAGAGAAGCACGACAGGGGCGAAGACCTTGGCGTGATACCAGAAGATTATGTTGCAGACATACAGGCGTATGACAGTGCAACCAAACACTTTGAAAATGTATTCATTGAACAGTTCTGCGTGCTAGATAAGTATAAGATTGCTGGCACACCTGACCGTATAGTTAGGTACAAAGGAGAGTTGTTTATCTCTGACTTAAAGACTGGTAGTATTGCATACCCAAATAAGATTGCCATGCAGTTAGCCGTGTATGCGCACGGCCTGCCGTATGACCCTGCTACGGCAGTCCGTAGTAGTTGGGGTGATGTGAACCAAGAACGTGGTATCATTGTGCATCTGCCAGCAGGCAGTGGCAAATGTGAACTACACTTTGTTGACATCAAGCAAGGATGGAAAGGTATCGAACTAGCAATGAAGGTTCGTGCATTTCGAGATACAAAGAAGTCCCTAGTAACATCTATTCAAGGAGAATAAATGGCAAGCACCGAAGCACCAATCAGCATCACAGTTAAGACAGCAGCAGGTTCTCTTGTTACTGTTCGCGCCGAGAACGGCGAAGAACTAGACCAAGTAGTAGCACTATCACTAGCATCACTAACATCAGCAGTACATGAGTTAGAGGCAGCAGTCAAACCAGTTAACACAGCAGTACCACCCAACCCACAGATAGCATCAGTTGCTGCATCATTTGGAGCAACAGATGTAACAACAACATATACACAGCCAACTGATTCATTCAGTGCACCAACAACAGCATCACGTATGTGCCCTCACGGTAGCATGACACGCATTCATGGACTAACAGGTAAGTTCGGCCCTTACAAGGGCTACTTCTGCCCTGCTAAACAAGGTGACATGACTAAGTGCACAACGCAATACATCAAAGCAAATCAACCTGAATGGAATAGTTTTCAAGCAGACCAAACAAAGGCATAAATGAAAACATTACGCCGTAGTATAGGCAAGCCAGAGGTGGGGGGCGAACCACTCGCCCCTCCCTTCCAGGCTTTCCAAAGAGAAGGCATGATACTAAGACGTGCAGAGGTAACTGTAATTGCAGGTACACCTGGCGCAGGTAAGTCATCTATTGCATTACATATCGCAGCAAGACTTAAACAACCGACACTCTACTTCTCTGCTGATACTAATGCACACACTATGGCAATGCGCTTGCTTGCAATGAAGGCTAAGATAAGTCAAGCACACGCAGAACACATGCTCAAAACAGAGCCAGCCAAAGCAGAAGAACTCTTACGAGAGTTCTCTAACTTGTACTGGTCCTTTGAACCTAGTCCTACACTTAAAGATTTAGATGATGAAGTATCTGCATTTGAAACTATGTGGGGTAGAAGTCCAACGCTTATCGTAGTAGATAACCTTATGGACATAGCCATTGATGGACACGAAGAGTTTGCAGGTATGCGTGCAGTAATGAAAGAACTTAAGTATCTTGCAAGAGATACCAATGCATGTGTACTTGTATTACATCATACCAAGGAAGGCGCACAAGGCTTTCCTTGTCAGCCACGCTCGGCATTACAGGGCATGGTTAGTCAGATACCAGCAATGGTATTAACAGTAGGACAGATGATGCAAGGGCAGGACATATACTTATGTGTAGCCCCTGTTAAAAATCGTTACGGTAAAGCAGACCATAGTGGTAGCACATACGTGTCGCTATCCTTTGACCCTGCATCTATGTATCTTGAAGATATAGTAAGAGACTACAGACAAACAGAGATGGTCGTGTAATGGGTAGCGCAGCAAAAGCCAAGGGTTCGGGAGCAGAGCGAGATGTTGTTAAGTATCTCAAGCAATGGTTTCCCTATGTAGACAGACGATTGGCTGGCGCTACGCTAGACAAAGGGGATATTTCTGGTATCCCTGGATGCACAATAGAGATAAAGAACCACGCCAAGATGGACTTGGCGGGGTGGGTAGAAGAGTTGATAGTCGAGATGGCTAACGACAATGCTTGGACAGGTGTAGTTGTGCACAAGCGCAAGGGCAGGGGAAGCCCTGGCGAATGGTATGCAACTATGCCTGTACAAGTGTGGGTAGAATTGTTGAGGAAGGCTCTTGGACAAACCTAGTATTGAAGAGTATCTCCACTACATAGGTGCAGATGCACCAGCAATAGGTAGTGGATGGCGTAAGATGAAGTGTCCGTTCCATATAGATTCACATGCAAGTGCAGCAGTAAACTATGACAAGGCAGCATTTGTCTGTCATGGTTGTGGTGTTAAGGGTGATGTGTACTCCCTAATAATGTACAAAGAAGGTGGTGATTTTAGTGAGGCTCTCAAGTTCGCAGCGTCAGTTCTTACTACTGGCAACACAGAGATACGCGGGAAGGATAGAACTAGCAACAGAATATCTATCAAGCCGTCATCTCTCGGTAGAAGAGGCAAGCATCTTTCATCTGGGAGTGGTCGAAGACCCTCTACCAGGGCATGAGCCTTACAAAGGCAGACTTGCTATCCCATATATTACACCATCAGGTGTAGTTGATTTAAGATTCCGTAGTATGAATGGTGAAGACCCTAAGTATATGGGATTAGTTGGTGCTAAGACTACCATGTTTAATACACAAGCATGCTTTGCTGCAGACAAATACATATGTATCACCGAAGGTGAGTTTGATTGCATCATGAT